CCCAATGTTGATTTTGTATTGGTCGGTGCAACGTCCGCCAGTCTTGTTGCCGCATATCCTTGTTTCTGTTTTCTTTTTTTAGCGGCTTCGGTATCGGCGGTTCCGCCGGCGTCAATGTCTGCATTGGTGATTGTGGTTGCAGACGGCGCTACTTGTTTAATTTCCGGAGTGCTTACGCTTTGTTTTCCTCCGAATAATGCTGAACACATTTGAGTACCTCCTTTAAGTAAATAATTGATATTTTGTATTGACTCTTTTCTTGTTGGGTGCCCTGATCACCGGGACGGCGAATGTTAAAGCTAAGGCATCCGCATCATTAGGAGATGGAATGCCTTTCTGTTTCATGTATTCTTTTGACTGCAGCTGGAGTTTCCCATCTTCTGTCGGTTTGATTTCTACCCCTGTGAGATCGTCCTGCATCTGTTGATCATCGGGATATGCCCCGCCGTTCACAAGCCATTTCCTCATCTGGTCCCACATATACGCCCGCATGTTTTTACATGCCATATCGGGAGATTCTCCGCTGAATGGGATTAGGTTCCAGTGCCGTCCCATGGTTTCTCCTGCCGAATAGATTCCTGTGCCATAGCCCATGTCTATATTGACCGCATCGGCTTTGTATTCGTCTTGGTATCTGGCTATCAAGTTGGCTACGGCTATATCATTGTTGTTTTTTTGTATTTTCTTGAGCCGTTTTGCCATCAGTCCTTGCCTTAGCCAGATAGCGGTAGCGTCATCTCCCATCCACGCTGGGTCTACCCCGATAATGACGGGCGCAAAGTTAAATTGTTCCGGTTTCAGGTTCCGTCCTCGTGCTTTTTCCGCCAGTTCTGTTGAAATAAGCTGTAGTGAGCTTGCGTTCGGGAATTGTCCTTTGACTCTGACTCTTACGTAGTCGCTGTCTTCTCCAAAAGTGTTTATCCACTGCTGTATGAGACTTTTGTTTGAAAAGGAAACGCTTCTTGAGTCTACTTGTTTTTTATTCCATAAGTTTCTGAATTTATGAAAGCAGTCGTAAAATCTTCCTGTGTTTCTTGTGGGGTTTCCGAATGCGCACCATATGATTTCTGTGTCTTTATCTGTCATAGCGCCTTCGGCTACTTCCCAGATCTGATTGGATATGGCGGAAGCTTCATCAAAAAGCATCAGTATTCTATTTCCCTGGTTATGCAAGCCTGCAAAGGCTTCTGTGTTGTTATCACTCCACGGGATGGCGTCTATGCGCCAGTTCTTTTCTTTTCCCGGTTCGTTTGCGAATATGGCGGTGGCTGTGGCTGTGAACAAAGGCCGCCCGATAAATAGGTTGTACCATTTTATGAGTTCCGGCCAGGTTTTGGTTCGGAGCTGTGTTTCGGTGTTTGCGGTGACAACTCCCCTGGTGTTTTCGTGTGTTGATATTGCCCAGAGGATAAGCCATGCGACTAACGTACTTTTTCCTATCCCGTGTCCTGACGCCACGGCTTCTCTGACAACGTTGTCTTTGATTTTCACGCCGTCTCTTATGTCTTTCAGTATGTCTTTCTGCCACTCTTCGGGACCGTTCATTTTTTCCAGCGGCCCTGGTTCTCCCCATGGAAAAGCAAAGTAGACAAATTTTAAGGGGTCGTGTGTGTATTCACCTAAGGCTTCGACAAGCTCAATGATTTCATTCATTTTTTATTACGCGCTCCCGTGCCGCTTTCAAAGCGTTTGTCATGCTTATTTCTCCTTTGACTTCGACTTCTCTTTTATCCCGCCAGTCTTCGGGTTTTCTATTTTTCAGAAAGAAGATGATTGCAAGTGTTTCCGGCGCCATCTGTTTTGTTGTTTTTTTTACTTTTTTCTTGCCTTCGTCATCTATTTCTATTGTTGTTTCTTCGAATTCATAGCCCACGGCCCTTTTATAGAGTGCATTTTCTACTTCTATGTCTACTATGTTTTTATTTTTTTTTAGGGCGTCTGCTATGTCCGAGAATCTCTTTTTCCATTCTGAAAGGGTGCTTCTGCGAATCCCCATGTTATGTGCTATCTGCTCATCTATGAGTCCGTTTCTTGCCCATGCTGCTATCTGCAAAAGTCCATCTTTTGTTCGCCAGTATTCAAATTTTCCTTTTGCCACAGCAGCCTCCTTTCATCAAAAAAAGGCATTCATTGTGAGTGCCGCCGGAAATGCAAAACCGCCCTTTCGGACGGTATCATGATGTTTTTTCATACTTATTCAATTTTAATTTATCACTTTGTCACGCATGACCGCAAGTGACATGCAGTGACGCCATGTGACATCTATTTCTTTTTTACGTTTGTGACTGTAATAAAATCTTTTCCGGTGTCATTAACAATAATTGGCGGCAGCCATTTTAGCCTGCGCTTACTTTTCTTTTCTCCGTATAAAAATGTGTGCCAATGCGCTCTTCTGATGTGCATCGACGGGGCTTTATGATATTCCCCCTGCGGTGGTATACTTTCATATTACACGGATTTTCTAAGCTCTCTAATTTTTACGCCTACCGTTTCGCCCACGTTAAGCAGTTCTACTTCGCGCGGAATGTCTTTTATTTTTCTTGACCGCCGGAAAAAGTGTCTTTTTTCGTGTTTTATATCCGCATTTACAGCGGACAGGTACAAAACAAGGTTTATCCATTTGCTTATTGTTCGTTTGCTGTTTTTATAAAACGACCGCAATACTTCTCCATTTATTTCTTCGTCTTCATTTTCTACCGCCGGTAAATCTATTTCATCGAATTGTTTTACCATGTTTTCTATGATTTTATCTATTGATTCACTCCCTGATTCAGGAAGAATTAAATAAATCGGAAGTATTACATTCCCTTTTTTGTTTACAACAAGAATCCTGAATTCAAAATGTCCTCTGTCAAAGTCAAAAAACACGAAAAACCCATCATATTCCGCCCCATCGTTCGGACGGATATATATTGAGTATGCTGGAATGGTAAGCATACTCGTATCTAACTCTATATTCACTTTTGCTTGCCTGTACAGCTCCTCTGTCAATGTGGCATCAAAGTCATAAATCATTTTTGTTTTGCGCCAGCCCGCAAGACATGTTATCGCCACAGCGTCCGCTATGTTTTCCATCTGATCTTTATGCAGTTTTCGATCCAGCGCTAATTCAAGACCCGCCTCAATCGGTATAAAGACATATTCATGCGGCCACATGTCTTTATTATCTTTATCTGCCGCAATGTCTTCCGCAAAATTCCAGGCGGGCGGATAAAGATAATTATATTTTTTCAGCATCTTCATCGGTGCTGAATTTTTTACATCAATCATTTTTAACCTCTTTTTCTAATTTTCAAACTATATCACATTTTCTTCAAATTATCATACGCCCTTTCGGCATTCAGATACCAGTCATCTTGTTCAAATCCGCAATGATTACATTTGAATCTCATAAGTTGATTCATGAATTCTTTATTGTATGTCATACCCATATGACTTCCACAGTATGGGCATTTTGCAATTGATCTGATTTTATAATCTCTTGACATAATTTTTACTGCAAGATCTTCTCCCGAACGTCCTACACACATCAGAAACTCACCTCTTTATGCCTTTTTGTTAATTCATCCAATGCAGACTTATGTATTCTCATCATCGTCCGGTAGTATTTGAAGTTATTCGTGACTTCAATTGTGTGCCATGCCCAATTGAGCAGGTACCGCTGCCGCATGATTGTGTGTCGCATCGGATTTTTCAATTCTTCTATGTATGTTTCTGCCTTTTTCAACATTTTTTCATATTTCTTTTTTTCCCGTTCATAGTTTTCTTTTGCTGTTTCGTATTGGATAAGCACTGGCGGAACGGTTTGTATTGAGTTTGAACCGCCGGAAATATGCTCCGCCGGTAAGGCGCCGTTCATCTGTTCTTCAAGTTTTCTATATTCATTTTCCGCCAATTCCACTTTGACCGGCTGTACTTCCCGCAAGTTATAAAAGAATTGTCTTATTGTCATGATTTTACCCTTTCACCACAAATAATTCTCCATCTTTTTCTGCTAAACAAACATTATCCAAATCTTTTAATTCTTCTATTTCCACAAAGGGTTGTTTTGGTGGTGGAAAATCTATACATAAATAAACCTCTCCCAACAGTTCGTACTTTACTATGAATCTATATCCTTCTTCGTATAAAAGCTTTTTTAACAGTAGATTTCTTCCTTGTGGTGATGTAATGCTGTTTTTTTCACAAATACTGTCCATCTCGTTTGTCCTCTCTGGTCTCCAAGCATCGGTTTATACGGCGAATGCTTTATTACTTCGCCAAATTTGAGTTGTGTTTCGTTCCACTTAAAGATTAATATGCCGTTTTCTTTCAGCACTCTGAATATTTCCGAAAAAGCATTTTTGAAGAATGTTTCCCAGTCTTCCGGCAGTTTCCCATACTTGATGTTCAGCCAGGATGTTTTTCCCGCGCGGATCATATGCGGCGGATCGAATATAACAAGGTCGAATGTTTCATTTTTAAAGTCCATATCCGTGACGTTTCCAATATGGTTGGGTTCTATTCTTATTTTTCTTCCGCTGGAGTATTCTTTTACTCCCGCACGGATATCCTGGAATGTTACCATCGGAAGATCTTTCTCGTACCAGAACATTTTCCCGCCGCAGCATGCATCAAGAATTTTCATTTCTTCCTTGTCCTTTTGATTTCCAGTGCTCCGGTGAGAATACCTTCAACAAAGCTGCTGTTGGCTTTTACGTCACTTCCGCCTGTTTTTATCATCAGTCCTTTTTCTTCGTTGAGGTAGAAGTTTTTTATCTGTCTTTTTTCTTTCTTGAAATGAATCGTGAAGTGTTCTCCTACTTCTACATTCAAGAGTTCCGCTACTTTTTTTATGTAATTCATCTTTCCTCCTTAAGATCTTTAACTACCTTACTCATCACATAGTCAGCACATGGCTGTGCCATTCCGTTTCCTATTGCTCTGTACCTTGCCGTATCGCTCCCGCCCTCTGTCCAGTTATCCGGAAGTCCCTGCAGTCTTTCACATTCAAGCGGCGTAAGACGGCGGACGTATGAGCAATCAATGTTTTTATATATACATCCCACGGCGCTCGGTCCTCTTGCTACCAGTGTTGAGTTGATTCCGTTATCACTGATCTTGAAATCATATTTTGCATTTGCACCCTGATTAAATGCCGCCCTGTCAATTGTGTATATGAGCGGCACTTGATTCCCGCCGGTCCCCATCCTGTTATTGAGTGTCTGCACTGTTCCGTCATTTCTTTCTCTGATAATGTCTTGCGCATGTGTCATATCGAGAACGCTTATACAGATGCCGCCTTGGTTTCTTGCAGGATTGCTTCCGCTTAGATCTAACGTGTTACTTTTGTCTACTTCTTTTATGCCCGCTGTCGGATTGTTGCTTTTCATTCCTTCACTTTCGTATGATCCGATTCTATATGTTTTGACAAGCACACATCTCTGGTCATGCATGCAGTTCAGCGTTCCTGTTTTTTCATTCATTCTTATTGAATTTATTTGTCCGTTTCCGATATCATAGACTGATGTTTCAGTACTTTGTACAGCAGTTCGGGTAAGCGTTTCTTTCTTGCTTTGGCTCTCCGCAAAATACCTTGACATGCTTTCGGGGTCAAATAGTACTTCCGGTCTACCCCCCCTATTTCTAAAACACGCAATAAGGAAGATTCTCTCACGATGCTGGGGGACGCCCCAATATTGAGCGTCAAGGATTCTCCATGCGATATTACATCTCTTACTTCGTACCATTCCGCTTCTTGCCCATCGTCCAGATCGAGGCATTGGAATATCGGCTTGTGTGGTTTTGCTAAGCACGGCTTGAAAGTCACGCCCTTTTTTTCTTTAAAATGCTCCAAGTACGTTTTCCCAAATAAAATATTTCGGGTATTCTCCTCTTGTGGCTCTAAGCATGTCGGAAACAACGTCATTTGCCGTTCTAAACAATCCGCTTCGTTCACCTTTTAATCCCTCTCTTTTCCCCGCCACCGACAGATCTTGGCATGGACTACCCGCACAGATAATGTCTACCGGTGGTATTTTGTCACCTTTTATTTTTTTGATATCTCCTAATTGCATGACGTTCGGAAAGTGTTTTTTTGTGACTTCTATACAAAAAGGT